TGAATATATATAAATATATAATATGTCAAGACCCGAACAAATAGAACGAACTATTCAAGGAATAAATAGTAGAACAGAAGATATTAATAATCTTTTAAATGAATGGTTTGAACATCAACATCAAAACGATGATAGATACAGACAAGATTTCAATACTCATACAAATGAGATATTAACCATTTTTGAACAAATTGTAGTTATTATCAATGAAACTGAAGACGACAGATATGTTACATTGGCAATGAATTTGCGTCGTAATTTAGAATGGTTATTGAGTCAAATATATCGTATGTTGGGAGACCCAACTAATGTGGATGAACCAGAACATCAGTTAAGGTCAGAGTTAGGTCTTTTAGATAAAACACAGAGAATGACAAATATGATGGACACTTTAGATAATTATACAATTAGAGTCTTACCAAGAAGAGGTGGAAAAAAAATGAAAACCCGCAAATTAAATAAAAAATCAAGAAAAACCAGAAACCGCAACCGAAAAGGTAAAAAATCAAAAAGACTACGTTAATTACACACAATAAAATGATTTTGTTTTTGTAAAATAAATAAAATCATTACTTTATTTTAAAGTTTATATATTTATTTGAATTTCATTTTCATTATTTTGTCTAATCTTTAACCTCTAGTATATCCCCATACATATTTACTTTTCTGTGACAAACTATATTCTGGAGCATATTGGTGATTTGACCCATGGTCACTATCCCAAAATTCGGGTATATCATTAATATAACCTTTCCAGGCACCTTTCATGAGAACACTAACATTATACGTGGGCTCGTCATTTGGATTACCATCTGTGATTGTATCAATATTATTTGACGGACTACTGGTAACTGTATGTGCGTGATAATGGTATCCATAACTTCCGTGTATGTGACCACCAAAACTATCAAGAGCAACATTATATCCATCCATGCTGGAATAATTGCTTCGATAAATTCCATACAAGGCAATACCATCTAGACCAAAACCAATCAATGGAGGATGTTTAGTAGTATTCGTATAATCCGCGTCATTATATAAACAAAGATTATTTGTGGTATTGTTCGTACCAGTCGATGAATTATATTTTGCGCCATAACCGTCAGCGTGATAATGTAATCCCATACCTTGACCTACATGTATACCAATATTCGTAACTTCTGCGCTTTTTTGTGCTGTAGTTAAGGTATTATTTAATACAGGATATAAAGAAACACCATCAATCATAACACCAATACCGGAAATACCAGTATAATTATAATTATTATAAGATATTGTTCGTATATATCTTTCACCACTGGAATTTGACCAATTACCATTTTCGGTTGGATTAATTATAAAATCATCCGCTAATGTAGCATTATGCATATCATTGTTATTAACATTATCATATGAAATTATTTCAGTTGTAGATGATACATATCTTGAAACACCGATTGTTGATACATCAAATACTCCAGCTGTTCCTGTAGTAGGTGTTGTTGAACCACCACTATTATGTGTGTCATTTGGATATCCCGCATTAGTAACAGTTCTAGCTTGTTTACTATATTTTCCAATAATATATGGAAATACGGGTTCATTGTCTTCATTAATTAATACAAAATATGCGTACGTTCCACTTGGATATTCAGGTGTAACGCAGTAACGACCATTACAATCGTCTAATGTTCCTAATCCTGAAATATACTCATAATCATCTAAAAATGCTCCGGCAGACAATTGATAACTATAATTAGAACCTTCAACCACTTGATTATATGTATAAGGACGCCCAGTAAATTCGGTGGTCTTTGTTTGGTATGACGTGGTCATTAAAATGACATTACTACTACTATCAGTCGCATCGGTATAACCATATGGTCCGTAAATGGGATAACCATCAAAACAAAATCCAATAATTTTAGAATGACCATCTTCATGACGAATATAATCAACCTCTCCATAATCATCTGTATAATAATCACTTGAAAAATATGCGTTTGACGACGCAAATGTGGTATTATTCCATGAACCAGAGGTCAAAAACATGGCGTCATGATAATGAAACTGACCTTGTTGGTTATTAATTATATTACCTTCTGGACTGGGATGACCTCCACTATTATCAATACCATATTGGTGCTCAAAAAACACAGCATTTAAATTGTAAGTATCATTTCCACTAATAGTTGTTCCTGGAACTGTTCCACTGCCCGAACTAGGATTATATAAGGCTACACCATTCAAAAAAATACCCTGAATACCAAATGTTGTGAAAAAAGAACTTTTTGATTCCGTATTTGTTCCGCCTCGATATCTAAATTTGTATTCAAAATCTTGTTCGGTTAATGGATTAGGAACATCCGGCCATGCGCGTTCAACCAATAAATCATTTGTAAAATTATTAACACCGGCTTTTGCGGGATAAGGGTCACCATCACTAATTACCGCTAAATAATCATTACCTCCAGTAGTTATTTTTGTAAATATTGTTTTACTACCATAATAAATTCCAGTTGTTGTTGCTTCTCCTAGTTTATAATAACTTGATGACGCTCCATAGTTAATAGAACCCGATATATCATTTACAACACCATAATCAAGCATAGGAATTTTGTGTAAATATAATTGTAGTGTTGCCTGACGAGTCACTGATTGTTCAGGGTAACTTCCACCGCCATCTCCAGGTGGTTTACAAACATCTAATAAACGAGTTGGTTTATCCGCAATAGAATAACTTGCCATACACATAAAAGGGTGATATTGTCCATCATCATCTTGTTCACATGTAAAATAAACATATGGAGTCGTATACATTCCTAGGTCACCATTCGCAATACAATTACCTTTAAGGGTTCGTTGTAACGCGCCCTGGCGAAAGGTTTGATACAATGTTGTTGGATATCTTAATGTTTTATATACAGTGTTGGACGCAATATTATTTGAAATCGTAGTAAGCATTGAATTCGCATAAGTATTTGTTCCATTGGTAGATGTATCGAATCCAGCGTTTTTAATCTGATAAGCATAATAATATCCCGCGACACTTTGTCTAGGAGAACCTCCACTGTAAAAATTAACAACAAATTTACAATTAGGGTCACCTGATGTATTACCTTGCATATTTGTGATGGTATTAGAGACGTAATTTTTAATAGAAACACTTGGATTAGACACATACGAGGTTGGTATAGGATTAAAATTCGCAGGTATAGAAACATCCATTTTTGAATTCAAAAATGTAAAAGTAGAACCTGCAGTATCAGTAGATACAAGGGTAAGACCACTGGTAGAATATTTTACATAGTAATTGGCATAGGCAAATGACGTATCCAATGTATGTGTATATTGACTATCTCCACTTGTTGTTATATACGAATATCTTTTAATTACTTGTAATTTTTTTGCAGAAGTATAAGTAAAACACAAATATCCATTTGTACTAGGGAATGACGCACTTGAACTACCTCCATTTCCCCAGTTGTTGGTGAATAAAAGTTTTCCAGTAGTGCTACTGTAATCCAATGAATACATACAATGTAATTCAGAATCAATTCTATACGATAACAAATCAGTAGAGTCTTGAACTAACTGAAACACTTTTGATAAAAAATCGCTGTATTTTGTAAGTGTAGTTGAAAAACTAATTCCATAAGTTGAATTTATATTTATATATGTATTATTACCAGTATTACCGGTTTTTATCATATAGCGATTACGATTTACAATACTCGTTACACTCACACTAGGGGTTGATATACTCGCGGGAATATTTGACGATAAAATTGTGCTAAAACTATTTGGAGTTGTCACAGTCAATGTGGTTGCTGTACTAGCACTTGCGGTTGCGTTGGTGTTTGTATTTGCGACTGTTAACACAGGTTGACTGTTATAAAGAGTCGTTTTTTTTGCTCGTTTCGAAACAATTCCATTGTAGAAAACTGGAGCTTTTGACATTATATATTAGATATATAAAATATAATTTCAATAAAAAGACAAGGCTTTCTACCATTTTGGTTAGTTATTTGTTGTATAAAAATAATTAAAATATTAAAATTGAAATAAAACAACTTAAATACAAGGGTGTATAATCATATACACCCATACATTCTATAATGTCAAAAGAAATAGAATATAAACTTGCGGAAGATATAAAAAATAAATATAATAATGTAAATATTATTATAAATGAACAAGAACCATATACATTATATTCATGTCGTAGTATTTCTCAATTACTTGATATTAAAAATATAAGGTCTATTATAAGATATTATTCAAATAATGAAATAATTAAAAAATTAACACATACAAATGGTGGAAAACAAATCATGTCTTATTTAACATATAAAGGTTTAATGAAGCTTTTATCAAAAAGTAGAAAAGAAAAAATTATTGAATTCGCAAAATTATTTAATTTAGATTTAATATCAAAAAATTATTTATGCGCAGAACTTGACACAATTACATGTATTATGAAAACATTCAATAAGGAAGTTATGATTACTCAATATAACGTTGGTAAATACAAAGTAGATTTATATTTTGTAGATTATAAATTAGTAATTGAATGTGATGAAAATCATTCAAATATTGATTATGATACTAAAAGACAATTAGAAATTGAAACTATATTAGGTTGTAAATTTATAAGATATAAACCACATGATAAAAACTTTAATATATTTCACTTATTAAATGATATTTATAAATATATTTCAGGAATTCAAAAGATTGAAACATTTTATTCTGTTGATAAATTATTGAATATAATCGAAGACAGAGAATTATTAGACGAAATAAAAAGTGACAACGATAGTGATAATGATGAAGATTATGATAGTGATTATTAAATATATAATCCCTTCTACCATTTCGTCTTTTTGACATTGATTTTCGGTCCTTGTCCGCGTTTTTTGACATTATTCGGGTCATATTTCTCGTCCTCGTCATCCGAAGGGATATTCTTCGATAAATCCCAGAATTCCTTGCTGCCTAATTTGAAATCATTATGATTGTCCGCTTTATACCACATCACCTGGTCAAACAATTTGTTCGACTTGGCGTTGTTATTTATCACCAGACATTCGTAATTTTCCGTACATTGATCCATGACTTGACAAAAGGATTCAAAAGTTGGAAACATACCCGCGTAGTTTTCATAGATTCTTTTACGGTTTGCGATATATGGTTCTCGCAAGATAAAAACGTAATCTATATTGGTGCGGAGAGTTGGGGGTATTCCTAATGGATATTGCATTGTAATGATTAACATTATCTTCCAATGTCTCCCATTCATGAAAAGCAATTTCATCATCTTGTCACGCGCCCAGGTACCGTCATATAAACAATCATCTAAAATAACAAATGCGCGTGGGTCAATGGTAGTTCGCTTAAATGTTTCCATTTCTTTTTTGATTTGTTTCAAGACGGATTTTTGTCGTTTTAAAATGTTTTCAATGATGGCGGTGTTGTATTCGTTGTGTATGAAAAGTTTTGGCACTAATTTGCCGTAAAAGCCGTTACCTTCTTCTGTGCCGGCAATGACGACGCCAATAGGTATGTCCTGGTGATAAAAGAGTAAATCGCGGACTAAAAAACTTTTACCGGTGTCTCTTCGTCCGATCAATACCACCACTGGACCTTTAGATTCATTAGGTTTGAAACTAATGGTTTTCATGTCAAATTTTCTTAATTCAAGATTCATATTATACTAATTAAGAAAAATTAATAAAAATTATTTACGAAAATGATATTTTAAATTTGATGTAAAGAGAGAAACCACTAAATTAAATACTAATTATTACTAAATAAACTATTTTAATGAGTTTGATTTAAAAAAAAATAGTTATTAAGTATAATTATTAATGAACTTGAATAAATCTTTAAAGATTAATTATGAGAAAAGAAAAAACGGTGAATTATTTAAAAGTTTTCAAAACGAAACACTAACCAATCTCTCTGAAGTACAAAATTATGTTCCGGTTTATAATAAATTTTTTGATTTAAATGAAACAAACTACAATTCTATTAATTTGAATCATGAATGGTATATTAGCAAAGTTGAAAAACAAACCGACTACAATTTGTACAAGTGTGAAATCAAACATTCTCAAAAAGAAAAGACCAAAAGTAAAAATTTGTTTTTCAAAATGGCACCGTTAATCGACCCATTTAAATTAATTGTTGGCAAATATGATTTTGCTGATGAATCCCTTTATAACTTACCTAAATACAATTCAACCACTATTGATGTAAACGAAAAAATATTAGACCAAAACACCCCCGCCTATGTAGATGGATTATTTTCATATTGTTCAAGTCTTTTGAATTATAATTATAATTTTGTACACGGCATTGAATTTTACGGTTCCTTTTTAGCAATCAAAAAAGATTTTAAATTTAATATTATTGATGATATTGAATTTGTCAATAAATCAGAATTCTTTAATAAAAACAAAAATATTTTATTCAAAGTATATGATGAAAACAATCGTTTGAGAGACTTGACCGAAGTGAAAAAGTTGAAACCAATTAAAATTGAGGATGATGGCGGAAATACCTTGAATATATCCGCGAAATCAATTAATAATGAATTATTTGAAAATGTTTTTGCGGATGACGAGGATGTTTCTGGAGAGCCACAGGTATTAGAATCGGGTCAAAAAATAGAGGACGAACATATTTCACTTGAAACATTAAAAGAGTTTTCGATTGATTTATCTAATTTGATGAATGATGACAGAAACAACAAGAGCGAAACGATTCAATCCGTATTATCATGTTCATCGTGTTCATCCAGGACATCATATACTTCGGATGATACTGAAAACATGATGGAGGATTTTGATGAAATGAATGGAAAACCTGATTCAAATGCGTCATTAAATTCTGGAAAAATAACATCGACATCGGGTTATAGTGATGATTCAGAAGAATATAGTGATTCAGACTACGATGACGATGAACGTATTGATGTAACCCTTGATAAATTTCCGGTTCAAATTATTTGTATGGAAAATTGTGAAAATACATTTGATAATTTAATAGCAAATGATGAATTGGAAGAAAAAGAGTGGTTTTCCGCATTCATGCAAATCATCATGACGTTGGTAACATATCAAAAGGTATTTTTATTTACTCATAACGATTTACATACCAATAATATCATGTATAACAAGACCGACAAAAAATTCTTGTATTACAAGTTCAATAACAAGTATTATAAAGTGCCTACGTATGGCAGAATATACAAGATTATCGATTTTGGCAGAGGTATTTATAAATTCAATGGAAAACAATTTTGTAGTGATTGTTTTAAAAACGGTGAAGACGCTGCGACCCAAT